AAAATTAATGGACTGAATGAAATTATAGTCGCAATATTAATACCTATCCTATATTATGCCAGAAAGAATTATAAACAACGAATTATATGTTTTTTTAACGAAAATTATTTTTCCCGCATTTCTAGCGATAGGAGTAAAAATAGCAATCGAAATGAAAAAAAATAAAACAAAAGTATCATTCTTAAATATTTTTTTATCAATGGTTATCGGAGTAGGTGGAGCTTATTTTTCAAGCTCTTCAGTATTAAAAAATTGCAGTCCTGAAAATGTTCCGATTGTTATTGCTTTAATTGCCATAACATCCGAGAAAATAGGAGAGTTTTTGATTTACAAATTGAATGTCGATTTATTTTTAACTGCCTTATTTGAAGGCTTATTTGATTACATAAGCAACATTTTTAAAATAAAAAAATAAATGGCATTACCGATTCCAGATTTTATAAATAGAGACGCAAACACTATCATTTCTGAAATGGTGGCAGATTATGAGTTAAGAACTGGCAGGGCTTTAGAGCCCGCACAAGTTGAGACACTTTTAATCCAAGCTTTTGCGTATCGTGAATTGCTTATTAGAAATCAGATACAAGATGCAAGCCTTCAAAACCTTGTGGCTTATGCTCGTTTTCCGATGCTGGACCATTTAGGCGTGCTGGTTGGCGTTACTCGTTTACCTGCTGCACTGGCTCAAACAACGTTATTATTAACGCTTGTTTCTGGTCATGGTGACGTTGTTATTCCTGCTGGATTACGTGTAAATTCTACTGATGGACGTGCTGTTTTTGAGCTTGTAGAATATACTGCTGTTTTAACTGGAGTTGATACTGTATCAGCGACATTTATTGCGCAATCAGCTGGTAAATTATCGAATGATTACGCAATAGGAACTATTTCTGTTATTTTAGATCCTCAGCCATATTTAGCAACCGCTTCGAATACTTCGGTTACTGAAGGGGGCTCAGATGAAGAAACAGATGAACAACTACGAGACCGTATAAAATTAGCTCCAAGTGCGTTTTCGAATGCTGGAAGTTATAAAGCATATGAATTTTGGACTAAATCAACTTCACCATTAATTATCGATGTAGCAGTGACAAATCCGATTCCTGGAACCGTTGAAATTTTTCCTTTGATGGCAAATTTAGCAACTACACCAACTGAAATATTGGACGCTGTTTATGCTGTTTTAAATGCCGATAAAATACGTCCTTTGACTGATACTGTAATTATCACAAGTCCGACTTCAGTTAGCACCGCTATAACCGTTGGATTGATTTTATACGAAGGAACGGTTCAGGGTGATATTGTGCCGGTTGTAATAGCTAATTTGGAAGCATTCAGAGACGGTAGACGAAAATTATTAGGACAAGATATAGTTATAGACCAAATAAAAGCATTGTGCATGATTGACGGAGTTTACAAAGCAAATGTTACAGTGCCCGCAAGTGATTTAGTGATAACCGAAACGCAATTCGCAAATATCACAAGTATTAATGTGACTGTAACAGGAACAAACGTAGGGTAACATGAAAAGTTTGTCTGATTATTTTCGTGAAAAATATTTTAATTGCGAAAAATTTTATAAAAAATACTGGATAGATTTATATTTGAAAGCGTATTTCAAGGAACAACAACAAAAATGAGCCAAACAAACGAAAATATTTTAGCTGATTCTATTGCAGGCGTTCCGCATTTAGCAGCATTTGACGCTATGGTTGCAGCACGCATGAATACTGTAGAACTCGAAGCGTTACTTGTTTATGTCATTGATTCAGTTTCAGCAAGTGCATTACCTACTTTAGCACGTCAATTTGATGTCGAAGGTTTTGTTGGTTACGGAGTTGCTACAAATGACGCACAACGTCGTGAAATCATAAAACGAGCCATTGAGTTGAAGCGTTACATGGGAACGGTGTTTGCAATCAAAGAAGCAATGCGTACAGTTGGATACACTGATGCTACTTTGACTGAAGGAATTGATATCGGTGACCCATTAATTGACTGGGCACGTTTTTCTATTGATTCAGAATTAGGTGACACAGTTGGATTAGACGGGGTTTCTCAGTCAAATTTGGCTAAACTAATACGTGAATACAAAAACGTTCGTTCTTATCTTGAAGGAATATCGTATAAATTAGGTATATTTGACACAATACCTGAATTAATTGATACTTTAAATATTACTTATGAAGCGCCAACGCTGGAAGAGAATTTAGGACATAAAAGATTTTTCTATGATGGAGTTTATAACTATGATGGCGCTCAGAAATACCTTGAATCGAATGACTCACTAATTATTAATATATCAAACGCATAAAATGAAAGACACAATAGGAAATTTAAAAGGACTTTTTTACCTTGAAATTATTTGCGCCAAAACAGGCAAAATTTTAGAAAAATATACAGACAATAATTTAGTTGTGAACGGTGGGCGTACTGCTGTAACTAATTTGCTAGGTGCTGCAACATCTGGAAAACAATTAACTAAATTATCAGTCGGAACAAATGGAACGGCTCCTGTAGGAACTGATTCTGCAATTACTGGAGCATTTACGAAATCACTTGGAACAGTAACATATCCGACAATTTCAAGCGTTAAATTTGATTTTCAATTAGGGGCTTCAGACGCCAACGGCATTGGTATTCGTGAATTTGGAATAATTTGTACCGATGACACTCTTTTTGCCCGCAAAACACGTGAATTGATTAATAAAAATTCAGACATCATTTTGAATGGTAGCTGGACAATTTCATTTTAATATTTAAGACATGGCAAACGTAACAGAAACATCAAATTTTGATGAAGGAATATATCAATTAGAAACAACGGACGTTCTTGAAGGCGGTGCATTAGGAGTAGACAACTACCAAGCCAAAGGACTAGCAAACCGCACAAGATGGCTGTACGATCAATTAATACCTAAAAACAAAGGTTACTTCACCGGATTACAAGTAGGAGCAAGCATAGGAACACTAACTGTGTCCGGCTTTGTCTCGGCTGTAGCTGTTAAATTAAGCGATGACGACAGCAAAGTAACTGTAACTATGTCGACTCCAATGAACGGAACTAATTATATAGTTAAATCTTACAATCAATCAATGAGTGCAAGTATCGACACTGATAATGACGTATGCTCGGCTGTTTTTAAACCAATTTCTTCAACGGTTTTTGAAATAGCTTTTAGAGAGGTTTCTAGTCAAACTCAAAACTTAAGAATTCACATGGAAATATTTAACTTATAAAACTATGGCAGATATAAAAAAATTAGCTCCAGTAGTTGCAAAATGGGAAGCTGGATTTGTAAATGATCCAACAGACAAAGGAGGCGCAACGAATATGGGTATCACAATTGGAACCTGGAGACAAATCGGATACGATAAAGACGGAGACGGAGATATTGACGTTCAAGATATAAGAGCACTTGACGAGCACGATTTTTCAGCAGTTTTAAAAGTTTACTGGAATCGCTGGCAGGCGAATAGATTAATTAATCAATCCGTTGCAAATATTTTAGTTGATTGGGTTTTTACTTCTGGAGCTTGGGGTATTAAAATACCTCAAAGGATTTTAGGATTGAAAGAAGACGGAGTCGTTGGACCCAAAACATTGGAGGCTTTAAATTCTCAGGATCAAAAAGAATTATTTAATAAAATTTTTGAAGCACGAAAAAAGTTTTTTAATGATATTGTTAAAAATAATCCAAGTCAAAAACGATTTATTAGAGGCTGGCTAAACAGACTAAATGATTTCAAATATAACTAAACCGCTATTAAGCGGTTTTTTTATTTACCATATAGACGCAAAAAATACGCCCTAAAGCGTATTTAATGACTAACCAAAAAACTTACCAAAACTTATCGTCTGTAAATATAAGAATTTTAATTTACTGATGTTAATTTTTTACTAAAAATCGTCATCGTCATCGATTATAGTTTCTTCTACTACTTGAACGGGTTCTGGCTGAACAACCGTTTCAACAACCGTCTCAAAGTTTTCATAAACTACTGGTTCGGGCTTAACGATGTTGTTGATTTTCTCAACCGCTGAATTATTTGAAGCCATTTCTGAATATCCAACATCCTGGACTTCATCTTGTGATTGCATTCCCATTAAAACGTCAGGACAGTGTAAACGTCCAAAGAAAGCAGCCGCACGATACTGTAACATTAATTCAGGCATTGTTTTCCATTTAGATCCGCTTTTTGACATCCATCCTTCAGCGTTAGCCATAGCAATTGAACACTCAGGACCTTCAATTAATGTGCCATCTTGACGTTTTGTAAACGCACGGCAAGACTGTTTGTCTTTTGAAACATTGAATTGCAAAGGGTCTAAAAATCGACCGCACGAATTGATTAATGCAATTATGAAAGAAGAACCCCAGCTTGGTTTTCCATGAATAACATTCATGTTTTGCATAACCATTAAAGGAGACATTCCAACGCGGTTAGACATTTCAAGAGCGACAACGCAGTTCGGAAGATTTCCTTGGTAAGCGGTAGGAACCATGGTTGATTTACTTAATAATCCAGCCATACGCTGTGCATGTTCAAATGTTTGTGTATTATCAAATACTGATACTTGGTGAGTTGATTGTAAACTCGGTAGATTATTTTCCATTGATAAGTTTTTTTAAGGGTATCGGTATTTACGACACCCCGTTATTAATTATTTTTTTTTGCTAAAAAGGCAGGTCGTCAGCTTCCTCGTCAAAATTAGCCGATGTTTGAGGCGCAGCCTGATTAGCAGGCGCAATGTTGGTCGGATGATTAGAATTATGAGCTGCAGGACTTGCATTATATTCCGGTTGAATATTCGATATTTTCCACCCTTGAATAGTGTTGAAGTAAACCGTTTCGCCTTGTGGATTAACCCATTCACGACCACGTAAATTGATTCCGATATTTACTTTGTCACCTGCTTTGTAATTAGCCAATAAATTACATTTATCTTGCACAAATTGAATTAAAATGTGCTGAGGATATTGTTCATCAGTTGTTACTACACAATCACGTTTTTGAAATCCTGAAGAGCCTACATCTTGAGTTTCTCCGACCATTTTTAAAATTCCGATTACTTCCATAATATTTTGCGTTGGTCGCCACCGTTAAAAATTATTTATTAAACGCCCATGCAGGCAATGATACTTCATTTATTTTTTCATCGTAACCCTTCCAAATTCCAGTACGTAAACACTCAACGTATGTTTCACAATTGCGCAGATATTCGTCACGTCCTAGCTGTCTACTTCGATTGTCGAGATAATGCACGCCAATTTTAAATGGTGCTGTTTTCTCGATACAAACGAAAACAAATCCAGCTCTATCGTTTCCGACCGCCTCCAAACCGTCCAGGTAAAACGGGTCCTGCTTATAGTACTTATATTCAAATGCAGACTTAGCAAATCCTTCTTTCGTGGCATTATCAGTCGTTTTTAAATCGACAATTAATCCGCTTGAATTATCGAGCCAGTCAGGGCGTATTTTGCAATTTGCACTTGTATTCGGTTCTTGAAACATGAACGTTTGTTCTGCCAATCCACTTTGAAACAATAATTTTGCCGTTGGATGCTTAAATATAGCGTCACGCATAAGCAAAACATCACTGTATTCAGTCGGATCAATTAAAACCTGATTATTAGCCTCGCACATTACTGTTAACGACTGAAATTCTGATTTACCGATATTTGTCCGCTTATTTATTGCAGGCATCGGAACGTATGTTTTTATAAACTCGTCAGGCTCCAAAACTGCCAAATGCACTGCGGTTCCGAAAAGCATATTTTTAGTAGGAACATGAGGGTCTCTATCAGGTCTTAAATAATTGTACCAATAATCTAACGGACTCGATTCGATTTGGTCAAGTCCAGATTTTGAAATACTGGACGTATCGGAGTGGTATTGCTCGTTAGTCATTATCAGAACATGTAGTTATATAATTTTGATCATCATCGCCTCCAAAACATACTTCTATGTATTCACAAGATTTAGATTCTTTCATCCATTGCAAAAATACCTCTCTTGCGTTATCACATTCATCAGACGTGTCCCATCCTTCTTTGCTTCCATCTGGAGCTACAAAAAAACTGGATTGTCCGTTTACAAGTCCTTCCATTACAGGACTAATTATTTTTTCTGGATTATCGTCAGTTAATTCGTGTTCAAAAATTTCTAAACACTTTTCTCTGACTAGCAATATGTCATCTCTATATGCAGTAACAATAATGCTGTGGTGTTTTATTCTTCCCATTTTTAATAAATTTTAATAGTTTAGTCCTGCAAACCTAAAACAAACTTTTCGAATAAAAAAACTTTTTTAATAAAAAATAAACATTATATTTGCAATTAATATTTAAACATATAAAAATGGAAAAATTAAAATTAAGAGATTATCAGACGGATAATCATAATAAAGACGCTAATATAGGTAGTTCTAAAAATATTATCATAAATGATAATAGTGTAGACTCTGAAGTCTCTCGTAAAAAACAAATTGAAATTATTCGTGAAAAATGCGAAAATGCAGGACTAAACATTTATGATGTTTTCCGAGAAGCTAAAGTGCCATCATGTACAGTTAGTAACTGGACCAAAAGAGAACCAAGTTCATTCGTGACTTTAAACAAAATCAACTCTACTATTGAGGCGATGGAAAAATCAAAAGTATAATGAACGAACACGATTTAAAAAAAGCTATCGAAAATACATCTGTATTTAAATCATTTGAAAAATTTAAACAAGGAATAGTATTAAAACGTTTGAATTTAATTCACTTACACGACTTATACGGACAAGCCGAGCGATTGGGGATTGAATACTTAAAGCAAAACCCAAACATTATACATTCGGATTTTAAACTTATTGAGGAACTAATTTTAAATAAATAAGCATGAGAACAACATTAGATATATTAATAGCAGTAATATTATTATTATTTTTATCAAATCCTAAAATTAATTTTAAACCATTTTCAGTAAATTTTGAAACTCCATTAGTTTCTTTCGCTGTTTTATTTATGGTTGTTTCTATAATTTTATTCCAGATTAACTCAGAAAGACAAGGTTTTAAAAAGGGGGTTGAAAAATCAATAGAAACAATTAAATCTTTTAAAACAGATTCTACTTACCAAAAATAACTATGCTCCAACTCAGAAATTATCAAACCAAATGTGTTGCAGGCGTTCGTGAATGTTTCAGAAATTTAATAAAATCGGTTTTACTAGTACTTCCAACTGGAGGCGGAAAAACTGTAATATTTACCTACATAGCGCAACAATCATCAATTAAAAAAAAACGAGTATTAATACTTGTGCATAGAGTTGAGTTATTACGTCAAACATCGGCAGCATTAACGAGATTCGATGTTGAGCACGGGATGATTAACCCGCAATACACGCCAAATTTTAATAACCACGTACAAGTTGCCAGCGTTCAGACAATAATAAAACGTCTTAACTATTTGACAGCTGTTAACTGGAAACCTGACGTTATAATTGTAGACGAAGCGCACCATGCTACGGCTGGAAGTTGGCGTAAAATTATTGAATATTTTCCAGAAGCAAAAACGCTTGGGGTTACTGCTACTCCAATACGTTCAGACGGTCAAGGATTGGGGCGTCAATGCGGTGGAATGTTTGACGAATTAGTTGAAGGACCAACTGTAGCAGAATTAATTGAAGCTGGATTTTTAGTTAAACCTCGAATTTTTGGACCGCCTGAAAAATTGGACTTATCAGGCGTTCATACTAAAATGAGTGACTATGCTAAAAACGACCTTTCGAATTTAGTTGACAAACCAAAAATTATTGGTTCCGCAGTGGATCACTATAAAAAGCTTTGTCCAGGAACTCCGGCTGTTGCTTTTTGCGTTTCCGTAGCTCATGCTGAACACGTGGCGCAGGAATTTAGAAACGCTGGATTTTTAGCTTATAGCGTAGACGGCTCAATGGAAGATGAAATGCGAAAATCAATACTTGGAGGCTTAGAAAACGGAAGCGTTCAAATTGTAACGTCGTGTGACCTTATAAGCGAAGGAACGGACATACCTGCAATTGGTTGTGCTATTCTATTGCGTCCGACCCAAAGCAAAGGTTTATACCTCCAACAAGTAGGGCGTGCTTTGCGTCCATGCGAAGGAAAGGAATACGCCTACGTACTGGACCATGTAGGGAATACTGAAGCGCACGGACTCCCGTACGATGTTCAAGAATGGACGCTTGACGGTGAAGTAAAAAAACGAGGTAAGAAAAACCAAGAAATTGCGGTTCGTGTTGATATGTGCGAATCATGTTTTGCAGTTTACGAGCCTGCTCCAGTATGTCCGATGTGTGGACACGTAAATAAAGTACGTGACACTACACCTAAACAAGTTGAAGGTTCATTGCGTGAAATAACAGCCGAAAATATTATTAGAAAAGAAAAGCGTATTGAACAAGGTAAATCGGAAACCTTGGAAGACTTGAAAAAATTAGCTGCTGAACGTGGTTATAAATCAGGATGGGCAAACGCTATATTTTCAGCACGTGAAAAGAAAGCCGAAAAAATAGAATTAGAACGACTAGAGCGTGAAAGACTGCGAAAAGAACAAGAGATACAGTTAGAAGAAGTTCCGGCTGGAGAATTTGATGAGGATTTAGAATTTTAGTATTTGTTAAAATTATGTTAAAGTTTTAAAACGTAATACAATAATTGAAAAGAGGTTGTATATTTGTCTCAGCAATAAAGCAAAACAAAAACACCACGATCATGACAACAGATATTAAAATAGTAGGATTTACAGACAAAGTTAATGAGTGTGATTGTTGTGGTAGAACTGAATTAAAAGGGACTTATTGTATTAGTATTGATGGTAACGAATTTTATTACGGAGTTACTTGTGCTGCTAATGCTACAAACTATACAACTGAGGTAATCAAAAAAAAGGTTAAAAAAATAGAGTTAGAAAAATCAATTAACGAAATGGTTTTAAACGCTAAATTTGAATACCAAAAAAATAAAGTTTTTAAATTAGCTCTTAAAAAAGGAATTTCTAAAAGCGAATTCCTTTTAAAATACGGTTCGGTTGTAGATGAATTAACTAACGAAAAATGTTATCAATACGGAAGCTTTAACTCTTACATAAATAATCTTTAAATGGCACAAATCCTAAAACCTAATCGCCTCGATAACAGAGGCGGTTCAAAACCTAAAACATCAACAAAAAAAATGTTTAGTTTTCGAGTAGAAAAATCACAACATGAATTATTGAAGGAAATTGCAATTTATTTAAACTCGATAAAATCAAATGAAAACATTAATGCAGATAGCCGAAGAATGTGACACGTCGTACAACACGGTTAAAAACTTCGTTATTAAGGAAAAAATAGTTTACCAAAAAATAAACGGTAAAATATGT